AATAATTTGAAATGGTAATTTATTATATTTGTGAATGGTAAAATTATCAGAACCAGTATTTATACAGCTTACAAATACTTCACCTGTAAACCCTGAATCTATTACACCTGCTCTTACTTTCAAAGGCGTTTTTGTTACAGAACCTCTTTCTTGAATAAGCGCTACATACCCTTCTGGTATATTTATTTTTAGTCCTGTTGGAATTAAGGCACTTCTTTTATTAATATCTGATGTGTTTGTTGCAGGTTCAACAATAATTGATTCTCCGCAATTATAAAGATCTAATCCTGCGCTTTCTCCATTATAAGCAGGAATATAGTCTTCTTTCTTAATATCACGTAGATTTAAAACTTCAACAAGATTTTTTGATAAACAAATTTCGATCATTTAGTGTGCATCTCCTTCCACTTTTTCTTTAAAAGGTCTTTCATTTCATTTTCATCTTGATTAACAATTTCGTTTAATGAAAGTTCTGTTTCATCTAGAACTTCAAATCTTGACATAGATGTGTCAATATTAATTGGGAATAATAGACCATCTCTACCAGCTCTATTTTTTGCAACAAATATTCTTCCACTTCCATCTGCTTTTTCTGTTGGTTTTCTAGAAAGTGAAAGAACGATATCAGCAACTTGTGCTTTACCGTATGCTTCTGACATGTTTTCTAGGCCTACGATATCAGACTTTGCAGAGTCCTTATTTGCTTGAGAAGCTGTCCATATTGGAATTTGTAGATCAACTGCTAGATTTCTTAGTTCTGTATAAATTAGTTTTAATTCATGTCGCAAAGAATCATATTCTCGAGTAGATTTCATAACGTCAGCATAATCTACAACAACTAAAGAAGGAATAAAATTCTTTAGCATTAATTTTTCTATATGATTTCTAATTGTAACTACAGATGCAGATCCTGTAGCATATTCTTTAATTATAAGCCTTCCTAGTTTCATATCTTTATATTTTTTAATAACTTCATCCTTACGTTCAATTACTTCATTAGAAGGCATTTTACATAAATTTGAATCATATCTTTTACCAGTTTCATGTTCAGAAAGCTCAAATGTATAATGAATTACGTTTTTACCAGCTCTCATAGCTTCACATCCCATAGCTACAAGAAAGTGTGATTTACCTACACCTGTATTTGCTGTAATAACGCCTAATTCACCTCTACCTAAGCCGCCTCTAAGAATGTCTTTATCGTCAATTCTTTTAAGGCCTGTTGGACAAACCTGTCTATTTATTTGAACAAATCGTGCTTCAATATCTGAAAAGAAATCATGTCCTGTTGAGTTTGGCATGCCAACAGATACTGCTTCTTTCATGATATTTAATACAGACTCATATTTTTCAGTTTGAATTAGTTCAACGCTTTTTTCAAGTGCATCTTTAAAAGCTTGACGCTTACAAAAGTCTAAGCTTTTTTCTTTTACATAACTAATATCACCCATATCAGGATTTAATTTAATTCTTTGAAGATATTCGATAATTTGATCTCGAACAACAATATCAGAATTTTTTGTAAGATCCTCTTTTACCATAGTAATTAAGATCGACATAGTAGGAAAAGATTTATATTTTTTATTATATTCAAAATATAACTTACAAAGATATGATAAATACTTTAAATCAAAATAATCAGGGCTCATAACTTCTACCATTTGAGCAGCCCAATGCTGATCTGACATCATACTTTGAAATATTTTTTCTTGAAAAGGCTTTCCGAAATTTGAAAAACTGGTACCTGACATTAATTTGACTCCATGTCGAATGTGAAAACTAAAAATGTCTCTTGAATATCATAAAAATTTATTCCATGAGTATTCATCAATTTTAAAACGTTTAACTTGTTTATACTTTTTTTATTTACTTCTAGTTGCTCTCTTATTTTCTTAATTTGAAAATAAGCTAAATTAGAAGAAGTTAAATACATAAGCTTCCAATTTTTTTCTATATCACTTTTACTATCAATGATACTTTGATGTGCTTTTATATTTAATCCTAAATTAATTTTATTTTTAGACTCATTAATAATATCATCTAGCTGAATTGAATTTAACTGGCTTAATTCTGGATATATCTTATTTAATGTTTTAAACGCGACTCCTTTTACTCCTTTTAAGCCATCACTCTGATCTCCAACTATACATCTTGCTAAACAAAAATTTGTTGGTGAAACTCCAAATGTCTCTATAACAAAATTTTCATCTATTATTATTTTTCTATTTAATGAGTGAACATGTGTATTTACATCTATTAATTGATAATAGTCTTTGTCTGAGGATATGATGAGCTTCTTTTTGTTTTTGTTTTCATTGCAAAGAAATGAAATAATATCATCTGCTTCGCAGTCATCTAAATAAATTTGTTTTATAGGAAACTCATTTAAAATTTTTATCAATAAAGATAATTGATAGTCTCTATTTTCTGTTGTATCAGGAATATCTTCATTAAGTCTATTTAATTTTATAGGTCTTTTACCATTTTTATAATTCTTATCTATGCTTCTTCTTCTATAAGAACCGCCACCTTCCCAACAAACTATAACATTTTCAGGACTATACTTTTTAATTATGGTCTCTATAAATTTTAGAAAACCTGTCACTCCACCACAATATTGTCCGTTTAATGAAACTGCAGGATTTGCAGAAAAGTGTCTTAAAAATGTATTTAATCCATCAATATATAATTCTTGGTATATACTCATTTTTCAGGATCTATATTTAAACTTTCATCTATATAGTCTCTTGCTGCTTCAACCTCTGAATAACTTTCAAAATCAACTTGCTGATCTAGCTCATCAGAATTTTTAATATATGCTGCATCAAGAGCAATCTTAATATACTCTGAATATTCAGGATCATTCATTATTTTTACAAAATCAGACTTATAAAACTTTTTATCTACAATTACTTCACCTGTAGCTGTATTAGTGACTAAAAGATTTTTCCAAGCACCGCCACCATCAATTGTGATCTCCAAGTCTTTAGAATGAAATTTGCCTATCTTCCTCAGCTCATCAAATATTTGCTCATGCTCTCTAATACCTTTACCAAAAATTATTTCAAATTCTGCTGTTCTAAAAGGTGCAGTAATCTTGTTCTTAATTGTCTTTGCAGACACAGTAATACCAATAGGATTCTTATCCTTATCAAGAATCTGTTGACCTGCGCCTAATTTAATTCTTACAGAACTATGAAAAGGAATAGCCATTCCACCTGATGTTGTTGTTGGATCGCCATATAACACTCCAACTTTTGTTCTTATCTGATTTAAACAAACCATAAGCACTTTTTCATTTGCAAGAATTCCAGTTATCTTTCTCATTCCTTTTGAAATTGCTCTTGCTTGCAAGCCTATTGTCTCTTTATCATAATCACCTAATAGCTCAGCTTTTGGAGATGTTGCAGCAACTGAGTCCCATATAATAGTTACAGGAACGTCCTTGTTCATTGCTTTTGCCTTCAATATTGTACTCTCAGCAATAGATAAAACTTCTTCAGTGCAATGTGTATCAACATAAACAAATCGCTTTGTAATATCAACACCTAACAGCTTTAAATTATCGACTGATGTTGCATTTTCTGTATCAATATAAACAACAATTCCACCTAGCTGCTGTGTTGATTTTGCAATTTGAGTAGCAATATGACTTTTTCCAATAGATGGAGGACCAAATATTTCAACAATTCGACCTTCAGGAAGACCGCCAGAAGATTGATTTGAGATAATATAGTCTAATTGAACTGAACCTGTACTTATCCACCTATTAACATGTGTAGGAGAAGAATCTGTACTAAGATTATAAGCAACTCTCGATCCACGCTCCTTATTTAATGACTTAATTAAGTCAGAAGTAAAGTCATCATCATCGAATTCTTTTTCTGATTTAACAACGTCTTTATTCTTTTTTACCATTTATTTTTTAAATAATCCTTTTGTTAAAAATTTAATATTATAAAAAAATAGCCACTACGCAGTGGCTAAAAATATTCTCAATAAATAAAATATTAGTTTTCTAGGTCAGCGAAAGCATCATCCAAAGATCCATACTTGCCTTTTTGTTTTTCACTTGTTGGAATAGCTGCTGTTACTTTACTTGTAACAAAATCATCATCTTCATCATCGCTAGATTCATCATCTTTAGGGTTAAGCCAACTATCAAGAATTTGCTGCAATTCTTCGTATGTCTTAAGAGTAAACATTTCATCAATTTCTGGAATATTATCCATCCATGTTTTAGCCTGATTTACATTCTCTGAAAGAGGTGATGATTTACCACGCAAACGAACATCAGTATCAGCAAATTGCTTTCCAGGAGTTTTTGCACATGTTACTCTAATATCACGTCCAGAATCAGGATCTGTAATATCGCCATAATCTTCATCCAACATAAAATTAAGAAGTGCCTGGTATACAGTTTTACCAAAAGACCAAATTCTAGGTCCTTTATCCTCCTCACCTCTAACAATAACTGCAGCATAACAACGCATTTTAGGATATAGCTTCTTTGCTAGCTCATAAGAATCTTTTGTACCTTCTTCACGAAGCTTATTAATAAACTCTTGAATAGGATCTGGCTTACCAAACTGTGAAGGACAAAGAAGACCTGGATTATTACCGATATTGTAATAAAAAAGTCTTTCTTTAAAGGGCTGGCCATCGTTATTTTTGAAAGACAACAAACGAATTGTATAGTCTGTACCTTCCTCAGGACGCCATGTTGCATTTTTCTTAACGTTGTTACCACTTAGTTGATTTAGCTTTTTACGAATTACATCTAGATTAATTGACATATTTTTTTCCTTTTGTTAAATTTCTAAATTTTGGATTTTTATTTTAATTTAAAAAGAATTAATTAAATTTTTATTTGTTTTCCAATTATGTTTTTATTATATGATGATATTTTAATATTTACAAATTTTTATTATTTATTTTTTTTAAAATTAATTTAATGTTATTTTGTTTTATTTAGTTTATATAAATTTTTAAGAATTATTTTTTTTAAATTTTCTTCTTTTTCTTTTTTTAATTTTTACGTCTTTTGTTCTATCTATATCAAGAACGTTTTTAGTATTTGTGCCTAAAGGCAGATTTGCTCCCATTGCACCTACACCACCAACAGTAGAAAATTCATTTATCAATGCTTCTATTACTTTTTCATATATAACTTCATACATAAATAACATCAACTTACATCAGATAATATTATATATTATTAATTTTAAACTCTTTATTCTTTTTAAGAAATAGACTCTCTCTAGCCATTTGCATATAAATTGCAAGATCAGGATTATGATTTAAATAAAACTTATTCTCTTCCAAATTCATTCCTTGAGATAACTGAATTGATATAAATTGATTCCATGACATTTTCACATTATATTTATGCAAATAATATAGACTCATATGTGTAATTGAATATTTATCACATTCCTCGTTCCATGTATACTCCTGAAATAGTTTTTCTTTGTGCCAAGAAGATGTTTGTCTTACTAAGCGTGATGCTGTTTCTGTGCCTATTCTACCAATATCAGAAAATAAACCTGCAAATAACATGCTCTTTGTATCTACTTGATTAAATTCAAACAGCTTTGAAATATTTTTTATTTCTTCACAATAGTCTATACAAAACTCTAATAAACTTCCTTCTCCGCAATAAGGCTCGTTTGATTTTAAATTAAAAGAAGTAAAAATTAACCTCTCACCAATATCATCTAACATTTTTGTTATATTTTCATCATCAAGCTTTTGACAATATTTTTGATATTTTGTCCACAAAAATTCAATATCTTCAGCACTTTTCATTTATATTAAACTCACTTATTTCTAAAGGAAAATAATTTAATTTTTTATTATTGTAACCAGCTTTTATTATTTTTACAAATTTATTATAATAATCATTATTTACATCAAAAACTATAGCATCATGTAAAACAAATAAAGGAACAGCTTCTAATATATCAACTTGATCACATAAATCTGTAAAATAATCTAAAGAAATATCAACGCCAGTACTCTGTATAAAGTTATTAAAAACAACATGCTCTTTTTCATTAA